AAAGAATTTAATTAAGTCTAAGACGATTAAAAAAGAGGAAGGTAATATATTCAAAAAGTATATGCCAAAAGTTGCTGGTGCAGATCAAAGACAGGTTAAACAAATGATTAAAATGTTTTTGGAGATACGTGATTTATTGCCAGAAAAAAATAGGGATTTAATGAAGTACCCTTATCTTAAGTTGGTTGAATTAATTCAGAATAAATTTGGGTCTTTAATTACTAAGGCGGCATTTGATAAATACAAAAGAGAACGAACGGATCTTACTAACGAACAGATCTTATCGTATATTGAGAGATATGTTGATTTATATGCTAGATTGGCACCAAATACACCACCAATTATGTCAATGTCGTTTGATCAGTTGGAGGCGGCTTTAGATCATCTTCCTGATGGTGATGATACACCAAAGAAAAAGACTGACGATTTTAAAGATATTGATACAATATATGACCAAGATAATTTATATGTCTTCAAACCAAATGGTAAGGAACAATGTATTAGATTGTCTCACGGAAGACCTTGGTGTACGTCAAGAGTTGGTGGTGGTAACTTGTACTACAACTATCGTTTAGAGAATAACCTTACCTTGTATTATGTTATTGATAAAGATAAAGCATTTGATGATTTAAACTTTGCGGTTGTTATCTTAGTTGATGAATATGGTCGTAAAAGAATTGCTGATGGAAAAAATATGGCCGGAGGATTTTCAGGACATAAGACAGAATCTTGGGATGTTATATCATCAAAAGTTCCAAAATTAAGAGATAAGGAATCTTTGTTTGTTGCGGATCCATTAACAAGTAATGAGAAAGACTTATTAAGAAGATTTAAACACATTACAGTTAATGATGATGCGGTTAGAGAACTTGGTTCGGATGAAAACGCAGAATTTTGGTTGGAGATTGCAAGTCCAAACTTAACAAATAAACCAAATGTTTATATTAACTTACCGTCAGAACTTAAAAAGAAATACATATCTTTGGGTATGGATCTTACGGGGGAAATGATTTCAAATTCGGAACCAGATGTTGTTAAGTATTATTTGGCAAGAAAAATTGATTCATTAAAAACTAAAAGTTTGTCTCAATTAACAACTGCAGATATTGCACTTATTAATATGCCAGGGATGAAAAACTTGAAGGAGGAGTTGAAGACTAAATATGTGGGACAATTAACAACTGGTGGTGAAAGTATTGTAAATATTTCATATCCAAATGATGATTCATCTAAATATATTGCATTATTTGGTTTTGATGAATTATTTGAAAACTTACCTAGTTCTATTGCATATTTAACTATTATTAATAAGTCAAACGATAGTCTTGATTTAACATTACCAAGAAGTATTATAAAGTTCCAAGATTTGCTTGCAATTGTACTTGAGAATTGTGTTAAAGAAATTCCTGAAGAACTTGGTCGTTTGGAAAGTTTAATGTTCTTAACATTACAAAACAATAAAAATTTGGTGAGTATTCCAGAATCATTAGCGGATTTACAAAGTTTAGAATTAATTGCTTTAACTGGATCTAATCCAAATTTGGTAATACCTGATAGGTTAAAGGAAAAAATGGAGGAATTAAGTGAAGGGTTCTACCACATTATTGAGTAACTTAAATAAATAATTTTATGGGAAATGTTGATGTTGAAATATATGTATCACAATTAATTAATTTTTTTGAAAACAATCCCAACGATCTTATGGAATTAATTGGGGATGTCCAAAAGGATGAGTTTTATGTTAAGTTAAGAGAACGATGTGAAGAAAACTTTGAGAAGGGTGAAGAGATAACATTAACCAAGACACAAATTGTTGAGGTGGTTCTTGAGTTAAAATTTAAGGAACTTCCGGTTAAAGATTTAAAAATTGATATGGTGATTGAAGTTGATAAACTTTTTGAAAAAACTAAATTTGGTCTTATTGGATTAAATTAATTTAAACTTGTTGTTTATTAAGAAATAAGTATTATATTTGTAATGTACTTAAAAAAAACATTATATGATATACACACCAGAATTAATTAAATCTATTGCTCCTTCAGTATTTGCAACATCTGCATCTGATAAATTGTCTAACAAATATGTATTCGTACCAACGGATCAAATTATTGAATATTTTGATAAAGAAGGTTGGGAAATTTCTAATGTTGCCCAAATGGGTAAAGGAATCCATTCTACACACCAAATTAAATTCCGTAATGGTCAATTACCATCGGTAGGTGATACTTTAGTTGAAGCGATCGTTCGTAATTCACACAATGGTATGAGTACTTTTTCGGTTAGTGCTGGATTACACCGATTAGTTTGTTCCAACGGACTTACAGTTCCCACATCTGTTACGGATAAATTTAATGTTAGACATAGTGGATTTGAACTTGATGATGTTAAACGATTGATGGACGGGTTTTCTAAAAAACTACCATTAATTCAAGGGTCTGTTGGGAGAATGATGGAAAGAGAATTAACTATTGATGAGAAAATTCAGTACGTTCAGAACTCAGCAAAAATCAGATGGGCAGAGGGATCAGTTCCAAGTGACGATCAACTTGTTGATTTATTAAGACCAAATCGTGTTGAAGACGATAAGAACGATCTTTGGACGACCTTTAATGTGGTTCAAGAGAAGTTTATTCGTGGAGGTTTTGACTACCGAACTAATACAGGTCGTAAATCTAAATTGAGAGATCTTAAAAGTATTATGGCAGTTAATAACATTAACACAAAACTTTGGGAACTTGCTGAAGAAATGATTTAAAAACAACGGAGGGTTAATTGCCCTCCTTTTTTTGGTTAATATGAATAAACAAGGAATTGTATTAAAGTGGTTGAACAAGGAGTTTGGTGATTTAACTCCGGAAGTTAATGGTAATATAAGATTTTATTTTGATAAGGACAGAAAACCATTATTTTACTATTATATGGATGAAAAAAATGGGGTTGTTTTTATACATTACGAAAGAATTTGGGTATTTTTTGATTCCATTTTTGGTATGGAATACCGACAAACAATGGAGATAATAACTATATGGTTGGATGAGACCTATAATTTGAGGAAGCTCACACCACACCATCAAACTGCAAAATACTTCAAGGAGTTGGAGGAGACCTATAATTTGAGATAATATGGAAAATGAAATAAAATATTTTATAAAAGAGAATGATTTCTTAAAATCATTACTTGAAACTACTGGTAAAGTGTATAGTGTTATTGATTGTATGGATCATATTCCGATTACTCCTGAACTTTTATTGACTAAACGATTTACAAGTGAGTATCTTAGTAGTAAATCTTATGGGGGTAACTTGGTTCATTCGGAAGGAATATTTAAAAATCCTGCGGGAATATTTTTATACTTATCTAAAATGGATGTTGAGGCTACTTATAAAATAAAAGTAATATACGATGTTGCACAATTAGATGAGGTTGTGTTATTCATAAAACAATTATCAAAATTAAAATAAAATGGAAATTACAGGAGAACAATTACAAGAAAAAATTAAAAATGGTGAAAAAGTAATAGTTGAACTATGGGGTACTTGGTGTGGTCCGTGCAAAATGATGAAACCATTATTTGAAAGGGTTGCAAGAGAAAACACAACTAATGTGCTGATGTATACAATGGATGTGGATCAAAACAGAGAAGTTGCAATGTCATTCGGAATTAAAAGTATCCCAACAATATTATCCTTCAATGGTGGAAATGTTGTTGGAACAAAAGTTGGTCTTATACAGGAACAACAAATAAAAGAGTTAGTTCAAGAATTAATCAATGGATAAGGTTATAGTTCTTTTCACTATGAAAGGATGTCCACATTGTGTGGAGATGAAAGAAATGTTAATTAAAGAGGGTATTGACTTTGTTGATCGTGATATAGATGAATATGAGGAAGAATACAATATGTTTGTTGAGATTACTGAGAATGAATATGTTCCATCGTTTATGTTAATAGAAAATCCTGAAACAGAACCTGTTAGTGAATTATACGCACCTGAAAGAGATTATGATGATCTTGAAGATGGTGTTGGGATAATAAAAGAATGGTTAGAAAGATAATTAAAATCCCATTTTCTAATAAGAGTGGGGTTTTTTTGAATATAGAAGTATTTATTAATAAATTAAAATATTATGGGAAGAATTGTAAGATTAACTGAAAGAGATTTAACAAGACTTGTTAAAAGAATTATAAGAGAGGAACAAACAAATGTTAACGATGTTGATGCTTATTTTATTGACGAATCAAGTATTTTTGAACCAGCAGTAGGATATGGTGGTGGTAATGCGTACCAAACTGTAAGAGGAACAGAAGTTTGGTTGAATAATGATGCTCAGACATCATGGCCTGCGGGTGATGCGGTTAAAACAAAAAAGGCGGCACAAAAACTTATAAAAGCTTTATCAGGATTAGATATTAGCGGAAGTGGTGCCAAGTTGGCTCAAGAAGTTGAAACCGAATGGAAAACATACAGTTTGATTGATCAAAATGAATTTTTAAGGCAGTGGTATAAATTAGGAAACAAGTACACACCTTGGCAAGTATTGTTTGATGATTACGAGACTGATATTGCATCTAAAATGATTGATCATAGTAAAACAAGAGTTAATACTTACTGTAAAGCTTATGCTGATCAAAAAACTAAAGCCGCAAGAGGTATTGGAACATCTTCTAAAAATGTAATTTGTGATTTGTTTGTAACTAATGATCTTACGTTTCCAGGTTGGAAATAAAGATTAACCCCATTTCTTTATTAGAGATGGGGTTTTTTATTAGAATAAAATTACGTGTTCCAACATATCTTGTTGTAGGTATGGTTTTTCACCTTCAGGATCCAATATATCATCAATAAGGTTGTATGTATCCAAACGAGATTTAAAGTTCGTTAGATCAAAGTCAAATACATCAAGGACAAGTGATTTAATAGAATTTTTATCAATCTTTGAATTGGATATTACTTTTATTTTAAGGTCTTCATTTTTATCTTGTTCTGTTGTGAAATAAAATGAAACCTCATCAACATCCAATAAGTTAAACATATGGTTAAAGACGTAATGGGAATAATAGGTCATTAACCTACCACAATCTAAACTATAACCATAGGGAAATTCTGAAGATATAGATAATTCATTAATTGGTTCGGGTTCTTCATTAAATGGTGATTTAGAAACCATAATCCATCCCTTGTTATTCATACTAATTTCTTGGGAGTATTTTATTACATCAATAATATTGATGTTTGTTATATCCAAAGATTTTAAGATATCGGAAAATTTCTCAATAAACTCTTCCTTTATTTTTAAGATATCAATTAGATCTTCGCTTGTTGTTAAACCATTAACAACCATAAACGGACCACAATCTGTAACTTGGATAATTGATTTATGTGATGTATCTATTTTTGATAAAATAAAATCTGCAAATAGATTGGTGATACCTCGTTTTGAATTTTTGTTAATTAATCTCATATTATTATTTTTTATAATGAGTATGTAATTAAAATAACAATATAAATAGTTTATTAATATAGGTAGTCGGTAAAAATATCGTTGATATATTCCTCAACTTTATTATGGTCTGGGTAGTCAGATAATCTAATTGTTAAAAATTGGTCGTGTTGATCCATCCAATAGGTTTTCATTGTGGTGTAACCATCATAATCTAAAAATGTTTCATTATAACCGTTAAAATCATTTAAAAATTCCATAACATCACCATATAGGTCTCGTATTTTAAGAAATGGTATATGGTGTGTATTGGGGTTATTTTCCAGTTTCCTGGATTCCCACTCAATCTTACCTTCAAATAAGGTTGATAATTCGTTCCATATTGAATTATAAACTTCATCGGTATATGCTTGATTATATGCGTTATCACCCATACCACGTAATTGATGATAAATGTCGTTTAAGATATCTTTAAACAATGACTTCATAGAATCTTCGTCGTTAATAATATCTCTAATGTTTGATTCTGTTATGATAAAATTTCCATCCTCATCAGATAACTCCTCAAATAAATCGGAATGATAATCATCCAGACTTAATTCCTGATTCCCACAGATCTCAAGAATTCTTGCAGCAAGTTCTTGAATATTCTTATCGTTTAATACCTTAATGATATCATCATATAAATCGTGTACCGTATCAGAATATGGTTCCCACCAATCTTCACCCATTACACTTTTAACGACATCCCTATCATTATATTCTCTACTATATTGATCGTCTTTAAAAAATTCGGAAAGTTCTTCTTGGTCTCTTAATTTTAAATAATAACCATCTGGTCGAATTATAACATCAGATAGATAAGATTGGACTACTGTAGTTAAATATGATGGGTCAACCTCTAACATCATTTTAAGTGTTGAGTTAAATAAATATTCGTCGTTATCGTATACCGATACTAAATCTATATCAAATAAAAATCCTTTCTTTTCAATAAAGGATAAAAACTTATTTATATCGTCACCAAATATGGATGAAAAATCCTCCCATTCACCATTATTAAATTTAACCACAAAATCTTGAACACTTGCCATACCTATAAATACTAAAAAAGGTGGAAACTACCAGTAACCACCCAATTATTTGGTAGAAATTCTATTATTTTTTTGTATAATACTTCTCAACGATCTTTTTCACAGATTCCTGAACAGTTGCATTTTTCACCTGTTGAGGTTGTCCTTGAACAGGGGCTTGTTGAGGTGTTGTCCCACCATTGTTCTTATTTTTGCATCCACATCCTGCCATTTTACTTAATTTTAGTTTAGTTTAGTTTATTATTTTAAAGTTATGTTTATAACAAGTTTTTCTTATTGATCCGCCACTACCATTATTTACTTTTACCCCTCTTAATGAATTAGAAATAGACATCCTAACATTTCTGGGTTTACCATTTGCAAAACCATTGGTTATTAAATAATTTGCCCCCTCAACAAGAGTATCAAATATAAATACCTCGTTAGTTAAAATATTGGTTAAAGAGTATTTAGTAAAGTTATTATTTTTTTTTAAGTTGTATTTTGATAGAGAAACTTTCACTTCATCATTATATGTGTTCCTTCTAAATTCATTAACTAATGATAAATTATATCCTAATGTTAAATCATTTGATTTATATTTGTTAATGTAAAAATTCTCTTTATTTATTAGTTCTGAATAATCGCACTCCTCTAAAATTTCAAATAAAAATGATTCTTCACCGTATTTATTAAAAGATTTTTGTAAATAATTATTATCGTGACCATTTCTTAATAACATCCAAAAATGTTTATATTTTCTACTTTCCAAATTAATTGAACTACCAACATATGTTTTATTATTAATTACGTTAAAAATCCTATATATTCCACATCCCATAATTATAAATATCATAACCAAGAGCAATTTGTAAATAATTTTAATAAAAAGAGTATATTTATTGTATATGAAAAAAGTAATTAAACTTACCGAATCTGAATTAATAAAGATTATTAAGAGAACACTTAATGAACAGGATGATGAATATTATGAAATACCTGCGGCAGAATATAAACAACTATTGTCAGCAAGTGGATACAATGCCGTTGGGTTATTAAAATTAAGAAAGTTTGGGGGAAAACCATTGAAGGTTATTGGGGATTTAAATTTATCAAATACTCCGGTTACTAATTTGGGTAAGTTATGGGTTACTGGTAGGTTAGATTTATCAAACAGTAAGATTAAAGACATCAAAGATGTGACGGTAAATGGGTATGTTAATTTTTATTCAACACCATATCAAGATATGTTAGACCGTAGAAAAAAACAACAAGAGTTGGATGAGGCTCAAGAAAGAAGAGAAAATGGTGAGTGGGATTTAGAAAATCCAAATATTGATAGTGAAGGAGAAAAGGCAAATGCGGTATTTGAGAGTATTGTTAATGGGGCGATGGTTGATGTTTTAGATGATGTTGAAAAAGAAAGATTAACAACATTAAAAAGTCAATTAGAGGATCTAAAAGAGAGATATGATAATGTTGAAGAACCGGATCAAGTATCTGAATTATATGATGAAATAACTGATTTGGAAGATGAGATTGATGAGTTAGAAAAAAAGAATGTTGATGTATATGGATTGATACCAAGAGGGTCTAATTATGATTTAGATGTTTTTGAAACAACTTATGATGAATTTGATGGTGGTAGTTATATGGTTGGAACAGAATCTGAAGCCGATAATGCATTATATGAATATTTTGATCAACTAGTTGATGACATTGGTTATTCGTCGTTTAATACTTATACGTTAGAATCTAGTATTGATAGTGATGAAGTTGCGGATTATTTTGAAGATATGTTTAGAAATGATATATATGAAAGTCCGGAAAGTTATAGTATAAGTAGAGAATTGTCTGACTCCCAAGAAAAAGAAATTAGAGACTTACAGGTTGAGGAAATGATATTAGAGTATTATGGAATTAGGGGATTACAATATTTAACAGTTAAAAATGGTGTGTATGATTTTATGGACACAAATGATGATGAGTTTGAGTTTAAATACGAAGGGAACCAGTGGAGACTATATAAGGGTGGTATTTTAACGACTCCAGGAAATGTTTATGAGGATGGTGAAGATGAATATGAAGATGAAAGAACTGATCGAATAGTTGAGATTAATGATGAAATTGATGACATTAAAAATAATCCTGATGGTGATTTAGATGATGATGAGGTTGAATCTGAGGTTAGTGATAGAATGGATGAGGTAAGAAGTGATCCTATGAGATGGATTAACGACTATGAAATAAATGTGGATAATTTTATTGATAGACGTTCATTTGTTAACACTTTGGTTCGTGAAAATGATTATAGTAATATTGGTGGTTATAATGATAGTTATGATAAAATTGAAATAAATGGTACAGATTATGTTGTTATAAGAACGTCTTAATAATTTACACATAACAAAACATATCGTATAATTGTCTAAATGGCAAAAAGAAGAAAAAATAAAGAAATTGAGTTTATAATGAATACCGATTGGTTATTTGAAGACCCGATTGACCAAGAACATAAAGAATATAAATTATTGAGTTATTTCCAAAAAATGGGAGAAAAACTTGATAATATGGAACTATACCCTGGTTTTATTGAAATATCATTACACCTTGCCAGCATCCAAACATTAATCAAAGAAAGAAAATTAATATATACCGACAAAAAATTTGAATCAATTGATGATGAATTATTGGTTAGGGATTTAAAAGTTAAAAAAGTCCCTGATATGACTTCTGAAGAAATGCAGGAGTTTGCGGGTATCTTAAAATTTTCAGCACCAAGACTATTAGAATATTTTAATATTGCCAAATCTGTATGGACAATAGTGTTTGATACGATTGAGGTGAATGTTAAAAAAAATAAAAAGAACTTAGATTTAAAAAAAGGTTATTTTTATTACTATGAAAAAAAATCAACCAACTTATATGTGTGGGAATATATGGTGAAATTTGCTGGTAAAGGATCCCCAGAAGAAAAAACATTGGTTAATTTAGTTTATTCTGAACCAAAAGGTAAATTGACAATTCCAAAAATAATTAATACATTTTCACAATGGAATATTGGAGATGATCAACCATCACTTTCGGTATGTGAGATGAAATGTGATGATATCTTTCCAATTAACGAGACGTTACTTCCATTGTTCAAACGAAAATTGATAACCTATATTGGTCAATCAACAATTAGTGATGGTAAAAAAATTGTAAAAATTAATTAATATGAAATTTATGTTTAATAAAGTGATTGAGGATTTAATAAAGGAATACCCAAATGATGGGGATCTAGGTAGAAAAATTAGACAACTATATCTTGATGGTGAAAAATTAAAAAAAGAAAAGAAAGATGGGATTCAACAAGAGGATACTCAAGAAGGATAATATTATCAATAATGTTGATAATATATTTCGGTATTTGAGTGCGGATGCAATAATCACAACAGATGAATTCTCAAGTGAGGTCTTTAAACTGTATTGTGAAGATAAAACCGAGGATGAAATCATAAAATATATAAATGAAAACAAATAATATGGCAGAATTAGTACAGGAGTTTCCATTATTGGAACCATTAAAATGTAATCGTTGGTTAATACGATTTGAAGGTTTGGATGTTGAACCATATCTTTTTAGAAAATACAAAATGTATAATGAGGGTGATGAGATTATATTCTTAACCGAATATTTTGAAACGGTTCAACACACATATAACCCAAAAGATTTATTAAATATTGTTGGTGTTACCATTGAGTATTTGGATCCTACAGGTGCCGCAGTTCAGAAACTTAAGTTTGATGTTAAAGGGTTAAACTTTGAGATTAAACAATCGTATGGTGAGGATAAGTTTCAGATAACAAAACTTAGATTTGTGGTAAAAACTGACACATTACATTTAGCGTATCAAGAAAAGAAATAATATGGAGTTATTAGATGGAATGATTACAGGTTGTGGTGAGGGAAACGTTAGTTGGTATCCAGAAAGGATTCATACCATTAAAGATCTTATAACACAACACAAACCAAAAAACATTATTGAGATCGGATTTAATGAAGGACATTCGGCATTGTTAATTTGTGATACTTTAGTTGAATTAATTCAGGAAGATAATTGGTATAACGCAAGCCCGATCAGGTTATTTATATTTGATATCTGTAAGTATGAATGTAGTATGTCTAATTTTGAGATAATTGCAAACCACTTTAGAAAATGGAATATTCATTTGCATATGGTTCAAGGGGATTCATTAAGTACCGTACCAAGAACTTTGGACACAATAATGGAGAATTTTGATTTTATTGAAATTGATGGTTGCCACCTTAAAGATTGTGTGTATAATGATATTATTAATACATACGGAAGATTAAATGAGAATGGTATTTTATATGTGGATGATTTTAATTCAACAAAAGATCCCCATCCTGAGATTGATGATGTTGTAAAGGGTATTGATTGGGAAGGATTTAATACCTATAATATAGATGGGGCATTTTGGGCTCAAAAACAATCAAAACAAATGGAAGAAAATACGGAACAAGTAAATCACCCACAACATTATGGAGGGTCTGAGAATGATTATGAAGCAATCAAAGTTATTGATGCTTGGGACTTGGGATTCTCACTTGGTAATACGGTAAAGTATATCTCAAGGGCGGGAAAAAAGAATAAGGAAAAAGAATTGGAAGATCTTAAAAAGGCGTTGTGGTATTTGCAACATCATATTGATACATTAAAAAATAAATAAAGATGGGATTAACAGAAGAACAAAAAAATCAGATCCTTAATCTATATGAAGGATTAAAAAATGATGAACAAACGTTGGGTGAGACACACGAAACAATTGTTGATTTTTGTGTTGTCGAATCTATGGTTGACTTAACAAATGATAAGAATGGGGATTTATTTGAGGAGTTTTCAAACGAAGTGTGGGATTTATTGGAAACAATTAAATAAATAAAAAAAATGATAGAAACAGGAAAAATAATAAACGGAGATTGTATTGAGGTAATGAAAACTTTACCTGATGGGTCTGTAGATCTAATTGTAACGTCGCCTCCTTATAATGTTGGGATTAATTATGATACACATATTGATACTTTAGATATGGATGTGTATTGGGATTGGACAAAAGAGTGGTTAACACAAGCCTACCAATTACTTAAAGATGATGGTAGGGTATCTATTAATATACCGTATGAGACTAATGTGCAAAATAGGGGTGGAAGAGTATTTTTTG